AAAGAACGAAGAAGGGTATGACCTAAAGAACAGAGCAGTGTACTACATTGCTCCTACTTTTGAACAGGCAAAGCGGATCATGTGGGGCGAGCTTAAAGAAATGGGCCGCCCTGTCATTGAATCAACCTTAGAGAACCAAGGAATCATCAAGCTCGTTAATGGGCGAGAGATTCATCTCAAAGGTGCAGACAGACCAGACACACTTCGAGGCGTAGGCTTGTCATATGTAGTTATGGACGAGTATGCGTTTATGAAGCCTGAGGTTTGGGAGTACATTGTACGCCCTACACTAGCTGACTGCCGAGGTGGTGCCCTTTTTATAGGTACCCCAGAAGGCAAAAACCACTTCTTTGAGCTTTACGAAGACGTAAGAAAGCACCAAAGACAGTGTGAGAAGGAAGATAAGACACCAGAGTGGTCTTGTTTTACCTTTTCATCAGCAGAAAACACGTTTATTCCCATTGCTGACGAGATTCAGCGGTCAATTGACCAAGGCACACCTGCTGAAGTAGTGCGACAAGAGTATTTCGCGTCGTTTCAGGCTTCTGGTGGCAGGATTTTTAAGGAAGATAACCTTAAGTATCTTGATGAGGAGCCTAAAGAAGGTGTCTACTACATCGCAGTCGACCCAGCAGGGTACGAAGAAGTCTCGAAAAAGGGTGCGAGGGAAGACAGGCTTGATGAAATGGCTATTGCCATCGTCAAAGTCGGGTCTTTCGGATGGTACGTTGCTGAAATTCGCACTGGCCGCTGGAATGTTAGGGAAGCATCCATACAAATCCTAAAAGCAGCCAAGGATTATCAGGCACTGACAGTAGGAATCGAGCGTGGCGCTCTTAAAAACGCTGTTATGCCGTACCTTACAGATCAGATGCGCCGTTTAGGCGTTTTTCCGCACGTTGTAGACGTTACTCACGGCGGTAAAAAGAAAACAGAACGTATTGCTTGGGCATTACAGGGTAGAATGGAACACGGAAGACTGTTCCTACCAGAAGATACGAGTGATTGTGAAGATCGTAGGTGGACAAAGAAGTTTATCAACCAGATGCTAGACTTCCCTAACCCACTTACCCACGATGACATGCTAGATGCCCTAGCTTACATAGATCAGATTGCCACTACATCATACTTTAACGATGATGACTTTGATGATGAGTGGGAACCAATGGACGCAATTGCAGGATACTAATATGGCAGTGAATCCTATCGTTGAAGCGGAAGATGGCCCAGAAGGTGAAGAGTACGCCCGCAATGGTGACTCACGTCTTCTAGGTTACTGCCTACAGCGTGTCGATGAAGGCGAACGCTACAGAGATCAGAATTACTCAGAGAAGTGGGAAGAGTATTACAGACTGTGGCGTGGCATCTGGGCACGAGAAGACCAGCAGAGAGCCTCTGAGCGGTCTAAACTTATTTCCCCTGCCCTACAGTCAGCAGTAGAGTCAACGGTTGCTGAGTACGAAGAGGCGGTGTTTGGCCGCAAGCAGTGGTTTGACCTTGTAGACAACTACGAAGATCGCCTAGCAGGTGAAGACAAAGACCTACAGGTTCTTCGAATGTTCCTAATGGATCGCTTTGAAGAGGCAGATGTGCCTTCAGCGATGTCAGAAATCTTTCTTAACGCTGCACTGTACGGCACTGGCATTGGCAAGATCATTACTGAGACAGTCAACAAAAAAGAAGTTGAGCGTCAGATTGACCAAGCAGTTATCCAGCAGGTACAGGCAGCAGCACAGCAAGGACAGATCCAGCCAGAGCAGGCACAGCAGTTCCTACAGCAAGCAGTTAGTTACGATGTTGTAGACAAGGACAAGTTCCTAGTAAAAGTTGAATCTATCTCTCCTAGAGACTTTGTAATTGACCCTGCTGCTAGAAACATTGAAGAGGCAGAATACTGCGCTCACGTCAGTTACAAGCCTTTGCACCAGATTATTGAAAAGCAGATGGAAGGCATTTACAACGCAGTAGATGTTGGTGAACAAAGCTCTAATGAGCGCACATCTGGTGAAGAACACGACAACTCAGAAGCAGTCAAGGTTACAGAATACTATGGCCTCGTGCCAGAAAGTCTGCTTGATGTAGACCTAGATGAAGATGAAGAGCTGGTAGATCTTGGTGTCAATGACAGAGAGAGCGAAGACACTACTGCGTTCGATCTTTACGGAGAAAATCTTGTTGAAGCTATCGTTACGATTGCTAACGATTCTGTTGTTCTTCGTGCTATTCCTAATCCTTTTTGGAACCAAGACCGCCCACTGATTGCATACCAGCATGACACTGTACCTAACAGCTTTTGGGGGCGCGGTGTTTGTGAGAAAGGTTACAACGCACAGAAGGCATTAGATGCAGAGCTACGCGCCCGCATGGATGGCCTAGCACTGACAGTCCACCCAATGATGGGTGTTGATGTTACTCGTATGCCTAGATCAGGCAGCTTTACGGTTAGTCCCGGTAAGTCTGTACCAACTAACGGTAATCCAAGAGAGATCTTGAGTCCGTTTAACTTTGGTCAGGTTGACCCAGCGATCTTCCAAAGCACAGGTGATTTAGAAAGGATGGTAGGTGTAGCTACGGGTACTAACGATCCGTCAGCACCACTTAACATCTCACCAACTAATAGCACAGCGTCTGGCATGTCCATGGCGCTATCATCAGCCATCAAGCGCTCTAAGCGCACACTGGCTAACATTGAAAGAAACATCATCAAGCCTTTCCTCTACAAAGCTACATGGCGTTTCATGCAGTTTGATGAGGAAAACTTCCCAGTGCGTGACATTAACTTTGTCACACATTCATCACTGGGTATTACAGCTAGGGAGCTGGAGCAGCAGCAGCTAATTCAGTTGTTGCAAACTGTGCCACCAGAGTCCCCAGCGTTTATGGTTATGCTCAAGGCCATTTACGATAACTCTAGCCTTAGCAACAAGGAAGAGCTTGTAACGGTTATTGAGCGGATGATGCAACCTGACCCACAAGCCCAGCAACTCCAGCAGGCTCAGGTACAGCTAGAGTTCCAAAAGGAGCAGGCAGAAATCCAAGAGAGAGTAAGCAGAACCCAGAGGAACGAGGCTGACCGCCTGAAAACGCTTGCAGAGATTGAGCTAGGTCAGGACAAGTTGGATGTAGAACTCCAGAAGGAGATTCTAGATCTTTTAGCCGCCCGCGCTAATCAGCAAAACGGGAGTGAAATGAGTGGCACTACAGAATCAAGAGAACGAGAAGTTCTATCAAGACCTGTTCAAACTAACCAGCCAACCGGAATGGAAGGTATTTAGTGATTATTGTGAGGACATCTTAAAAACTAAGATTGACTCAGCGTTAGATATTGACACTTTAGAAGATTTACACAGAGCTAAAGGCCAAGCAGAAATCTTACGCATGATCGTATCTTTTAGAGATATTCTTGAATCACAATACCAATTCATTGCAGAAGAAGAACAGGACTATGAAGATTTTTGATATTAAGTGCAAGTCGTGCTTATACGTTTGGGAAGATATGGCGAACGATACGTCAGACATCTTTAAATGTAGAAAGTGTGGTCAACTTGCACAACCAGTAATCAGTGCTTGCAACTTTAAGTTAGATGGCACTGACCCCGGGTTTCCTACTGCATATGAGCAGTGGGGTAGAACCCATGAACGCAGAGCGCGGGCAGGTAAATAGTCCTAACGCTTTGGTTAAACTCACTCCTACACCCTTCATTTTTTAAGGCAGGAGATTTAAATGGAAAGTAGAATCGTGGATCAGCAGGAGGAAGCACAGGCATTGGAAGGCGAAGAGTTTGTGAATCTTAATGAAACGGTAACTGAAGAAGAGACGCAAGTATCAGAGCCTGAAGAAAGCCAAGGAAGTGAGGTACCTGAGAAGTTTCAGGGTAAGTCCTTTGAAGATGTTGTTGATATGTACCGTAACCTTGAAAAGGATTATGGTCGTAAAGGCAACGAAATCGGAGAGCTTAGAAAACTCACAGACGAGCTTTTGCAGCTAGAAATCCAACAGAAGAGAAACGCAACTGAGCGCGTAGCAACCAAGGAAGAGGAGGTTCTGTCAGACGACGATTGGTTCTCTTCACCTAAGAAGGCTACGGACAAGTACCTTGAGAAGTCAGGTTTGGCTCGTGAGGTACAAGAGCTAAAGGAAAAACTCTCTAGTCGGGATCGTGAGGAAGCCCACAAGGCTTTTCTTGAGAAGCACCCTGACTACATGGATCTTGCACAGAACACAGGATTCCAAGAGTTTGTTACTGCATCGAAGTATCGCACTGACCTTGCTAAGAAAGCAGATCAGTATGACTATGAAGCAGCTAACGAATTGTTTGACCTTTACAAAGCCATTAGCCCTAACTTAGGTGCAACTGAAGATAGCGGTAACGATAAGGCCAACAGACAGGAGGCCCGTAAAAAGGCAACCCTAGAAGGCACCGGAACCCGCAACAAGGGCACTAAGAAAGTCTACAGACGCGCAGACCTTATCAAAATGAAAATGCAAGACCCTGATCGGTACAATTCAATGCAAGATGAAATCATGCAAGCGTACAGTGAAGGGAGAGTAAAATAAATCGTAGGAGATTTTAATCATGGCTCTAGGTACTAACCACGTTACGTCAACCACTGCAGCGACTTTCGTCCCTGAAGTCTGGTCTGACGAAGTAATCGCAGCTTTTAAATCAAACCTTGTTCTAGCCAATCTGGTAAAGAACATGAACCATCAGGGCAAGAAAGGTGATGTCATTCACATTCCTGCTCCTATCCGTGGTTCAGCTAGTCAGAAGACTGCTGAAAGTCAGGTAACCCTGATTACCAACACCGAGGGTGAAGTACAGGTCAACATTGACAAGCACTTCGAATACTCCCGGATGATCGAAGACATCGTTGCTACGCAGGCACTTAACAGCCTTCGTCAGTTCTACACTGATGATGCTGGTTTTGCTCTTGCTAAGCAGGCCGATAGCGATCTAGGTGGTCTATTCGCTGGCTTTCAGGGCGGCACTGCTTACAGCGGCGCAGTCATTGGTTCAGACGGTAGCACGAACTGGGATGGCTCAGCTTCAACCAACACTGGTAACGGCGCTGCCCTTACTGATGCTGGTATCCGTCAGATGATCCAGACCCTTGACGATGCTGATGTTCCAATGTCACAGCGTTACCTTGTAATCCCACCTGTTGAGAAGAACAACCTTCTCGGCATTAGTCGCTTCACTGAGCAGGCTTTTGTGGGTGAGGTTGGTGCTACTAACAGCATCCGTAACGGTCGTGTCGGTAACATCTACGGTGTAGAGGTCTACGTCTCAAGCAATGTCCCAACGGTCACTGCTGATGATGATAGCACTACTTACCGTGCCGCTGGCATGTTCCACGAGAGCGCGATGGTTCTCGTCACTCAGCTTGCACCACGGGCACAGACCCAGTACAAGCAGGAGTACCTCGGTGATCTTCTGACTGTAGACATGCTCTACGGTGTATCAGAACTCCGTGACGAAGCTGCTGTTGTAGCTGTTGTTCCTTCCTGATCGTAGGTAGGACACCCAAGGCTGGGGGAGGCTTTCTCCCCCTTGCCTTCATTTAGAGGTCTTTATGATTACACTTGAAGATAAAGAAACCGGTAAGACGTTTGAAGTTACAGAAGAGCACTTTGAACAAAATCTCTGGAGAAGTAAGCGTTACAAGAAGGCTGAACCAAAGAAGCCACTAGGACGCCCTAAGAAGACGTACACTGAAGAAATCGAGGACTAAAAATGGCTACCTACCTCTCAGCAGTAAACTCTGTTCTAAGACGCTTAAGAGAGCGCGAAGTTACGTCTGTTAATGACAACAGCTATTCTCGTTTGATTGGCACGTTTGTTAATGATGCAAAGAGAGAGGTAGAGGATTCTTGGAACTGGACGCACCTAAAGAGCACAATTCAGGTTGCAACAGAGCAAGGTACGTTCCGTTACGAATTAAATGGGAGCGGTCAGCGTTTCAGACTACTTACTGATTACGCTGGTCGCCCTTCTGTTTTTAACGATACAGAAGATACATTCCTACAGAAATCACCTAGCACTCGCTGGATGTCACGTCAGTTAAATCACGATGATGTAACAGAAAACCAGCCACAATGGTTTGAGTTCAATGGGTTTAGTAATGACGGTGATGTAATTGTAGATTTCTACCCAATTCCTGACAAAGTTTACTCAATTAACTTTGACGTTGTTATCCCACAAGACGATCTAGCTACAGACGGCTCAGATGACGCTACACAGATCAAGTGCCCGATCCAGCCTATTACGTTCGGTGCTTGGTCAAGAGCCATCTATGAGCGCGGTGAAGACGAAGGCTATCTTTCAGACCTAGCTTTCCGTGATTACAATAACGCGCTTGCTGACGCGATTGCTTGGGATAACGGCAACACCTCTGACGAAGCTAACTGGTTTGCAGTTTAATGGCTAAACTTCTTACACCTTT